TGATTGGATTTCAGCAATGCAATTAGCAATATCTGATGGTGAGATAAGTAACTTACATTTTAATAACATCACTAATGGTTTCTTACCTGCAGTAATGATTAACTTTAATAATGGAGTTCCTGCACCTGAAGAAAGACAAACCATAGAGGATTTAGTTCAAGCAAAGTTTACTGGTACTGATAACGCAGGTCGTTTCATGTTATCATTTAACGATTCTGTTGAAACTAAGCCCAGTATAGATACAATACAAATTGATAACTTACATGAGAAGTATGAGTATGTTGCTGATTATATTCAAGACAGAATCTTAGTAGCTCATAGAGTTACTTCTCCTCTCCTTTTTGGTATAAGAAGTAAGACAACAGGTTTCAGTTCTCAATCAGAAGAGATGCAAACAGCATTCTCAATCATGCAAACAATGACTATCTCTCCATTCCAAAACCTTATTCTAAATGCTTTAGATGCAGCACTAACTGAAGGTGGTTATGAGGATACTCAATTATACTTTGACCAATTGACACCACTAGCAATTCTTTCTCAACAAGCAGAAGATACTGATAAGACAGTTGGAGAAGTTGCAGATGAAACGAATAAAGAAATGGAAAACCCTGCAACTACGGAAGATAGTGGAGACGCGACTGTTGAAGATGCACTTCCTACAACAATGGGTAGGGCATTCTTTAGTAGAGAATATGAAATGTATGATAATAATGGAAAACTTTTAAACTAAGAATATATGGCGTACGCACTTTTTATAAACCGAAACGATATTATTAAGAACTCTCCACTACAAGGGGCAATAGATGCAGATGCACTCCTACCCTTCGTAAGAACGAGTCAGGATAAATACTTAAAGAATCTTTTAGGAACTGTCCTATTTGATTACTTACAAGACCAAATTCTAGCCAATACGGTCGGTTCTCTTTCTGCATATTATCAAGACCTTTTAGATGACCATATTAAGAACTGCTTGATATGGTATGCTTGTGTGGAATACATCCCCTTCAGCAGTGTCCAATTCAAATCGAATGGTGCAGTGAAACAACAGAGTGAACAGGGAATAGCACCTTCTAAATCAGAAATAGATTATCTTTTAAATAAGGCTCTTAATAACGCGGATTACTATGCATTAAGATTACAAAACTATTGTGTAGCATATTCTCAATATATTCCTCAGTACAATCAATCAGTTGGTAATCAAACTCAAATATATCCAGACCAAAGTAATCAATACTTCGGCGGTATACAATTGTAAACTATGGCAGCAATTATTAATAATACAAATGTAAACTACACTTTATATTATAATTTAATTAATACATTGGGAGGATATTGTGCAGAACATCCATCTATTATATCAGTTGGAACGGAAGACCTTACTGATTTTGATAAAAGAGAGTTTCCTGCATATCCTGTTGCTAATATAAATGTTGTAACCACAAGATTTAGAGAAACCACTACTGATTACGAAATTCAAATTCTTATTGCAGATAAAACTAAGGTAAAGAATAATAATAGTGATGGTAGAACAAATGAAATAGATGTACCATATTATGGTACTGATGATAAATATGATGTGTTGGCAAACACATTAGCTATAACGAATGATATAACCTCATTCATACAAAGAGGAATACAAGGATTTGATATTAATTCTGAAATAAATTGTCAACAATTTTATCAAAGATTTGATAATGGACTTGCAGGATGGATAATAGGATTTATTTTAACAACACATAACGATAAGAATCGTTGCCTTTTTGAATTATACCCAAATTAATATGAGCATACCAATAGTAAATAACACCGGAACTAACTATACTCTTTATTATAATGCTCTAAATTATTTTAAGATTATAATGAGTAATCACCCATCAATTGAAGTGGTTACTACTGGAGATTTATTTGAGTTAGGTGAGAGGGAATACCCAGCGTATCCAATTGGTAATATTCAAATTCTAGAAACTGATTTCGGTACAAATGTAACAAATTACAAATGTCAATTAGTAATAGCTGATAAAGTTAAAGTAAGAGATAACGAAAGTGAAGGTAGAGATAATGGACAGATTATTCCTTATTTCGGAGTTGATGATAAAATAGATGTATATGCAAACGCATTAGCGATTGTTAATGACCTAACATCATATACACAAAGAGGAGTTCAGAATTTTGAAATAAATGAGGATATAATTTGTACCCCATTTGCAGATAGATTTGATAACGGACTCGCGGGGTGGGTCGCAGAGTTTACTCTAACTACTCACAACGACCGTAATCGTTGTCTTTTTTTTTTGATACCGGAGGATAATGGATTCTTAATTGAAGAATGTTTAACTGGTACAAGATATAAAGCAATAATAGATGGTGATATTCCCGTTGGAGGTGTATTTTCTACACTAAAGACACCAGGACTATCAAATACATATGGTAACTTAGTTTGTTATACAATAGTAGAACCAATCGCGAGTGAGGAGTTTGATTTTGTAAATTTACCTATCTTATTGCCAGGAGAATTACAAAATTGTAGTATATGTGAGTTGTGGATTAATCCTCAAGTTTGGATAACAACCCCAACCGCATGGAGTGGAGTAGATGCTAATTATAGAACATGGAGTACGACTTAAAATAAAAATAAAAATATATGGGAAATTTATCCAACCTTTACATATCTCAATCATATCAATCTCTAATTCATTTAGGGAGTGATAATACAGCATCATCTACATTAGTAGGGTTGCAAGATGGTTTAGGTAATTCAATAGGTATAAGTGTTAATACATCAGGTAGTTTATCTATTAGTGGTAGTTTCACAGCATCCCTAGCAAATGGATATGCATGGGTTGGTGATGGTAATAATAAGACATCTTTAGTACCAACATCTTCTTTTGGTTCGGTAACATCTGCAATCACAGGTAGTAGTTTAATAACTGCATCGTTTAGTGGTAATACCCTAACATTTACTAAAGGAAACAATACTACATTTGGTGTAGTAATACCAGATGTAAGTGGAAGTGGTCCAACTGATATCTCTGCTCTTAACGCATTCACTGCTTCTCAATATACAATTAATAGTGCAATTGGAGCAAGTACATCTTCTTTAAACTCATTTACTTCTTCGCAAGATACTAAGAATAGTACTCTAGCAACTTATACTGGTAGTGTAGATACAAAATTTACTACAATAGGTACACAAAGTGGTAGTTGGGATAATACAGCATTAAATAGTTTCACTCAATCACAAGATACTAAGAATAGTACATTAAGTAGTGTTACTGCATCCCTAAATACATCTGCGAGTTTAGCAGTATATACTGCATCTTTTAGTGGTAATACTTTAACCTTTACTAAAGGAAATAGTAGTACATTTAGTGTAGTGTTGCCTGATGTAAGTGGTAGTGATATAAGTTCTTTAAATGCGTTCACTCAATCACAAGAAACAAAGAATAGTACACTTGCTACTTATACTGCATCAGTAGATACTAAGTTCTCTACAATAGGAACTCAATCAGGCAGTTGGGATAATACAGCATTAAACTCATTTACCCAATCAGTAGATAGTAAATTCGTTGCAGTTGGTTCAAGTACTGCTTCTTTAAATGCATTTACTGCATCACAAGAGATATTAAATACTACATTTGCTACAACGGGTAGTAATACCTTCACAGGCGTAAATACATTTCAACAACAAGTAACTTTAAATAATGGTTCACCATTAGTATTAAATGCATCTGATAATCAAATATTATCTTTAATAGGTGTACAAAATACAAGCGGTTCGTTAGTTGTAACTAAATTAGGCAATGCAAATAAAGTTGATTTACAAAATCTATCTCTATTAGTTAGTGGTACATTTACATCATCTTTACAACAAGGATATGTGTGGGTAGGTAATTCAAATGGAATAACTACAACAGTTCCTACATCTTCATTGATATCAACACCAACTGATATAACTGCACTAAATGCTTTCACACAATCACAAGATACAAAGAACTCAACTCTTGCTAGTTACACTGCATCAGTTGATACTAAGTTTTCTACAATAGGAACACAAAGTGGAAGTTGGGATAATACTTCTTTAAACTCATTTACTCAATCAGTAGATAGTAAATTCGTTGCAGTTGGTTCAAGTACTGCTTCTTTAAATTCATTTACTTCTTCACAAGAAACTAAGAATAGTACACTTGCTACCTACACTGGTAGTAATGATACTAAGTGGAGTAACTTAGGTTCTCAAAGTGGAAGTTTTGTAACTGAAAGTGAAACAGGTAGTTTTGCTAGAACAAACGTAGATAATAACTTTAGTGTAAATCAAACCTTCACAACCATCACTGCAGTTTCTGCATCGTTTACTTATCTTCAAACAACATTTGAAACATCATCAGTAATTTACTCTAGTGGTTCAAACCAATTTGGAGATGAATTATCTGATATACAAACTCTAAGTGGTAGTGTTAAGATACAAGGAAATCTAACAATCAACGGAACGCCAGTACAAACAAGTTCAGTTGATATAAGTGCACTAAATGCTTTCACACAATCACAAGAAACTAAAAATAGTACATTAGGAAGTTACACTGCATCAGTAGATACAAAATTTGTTGCAGTAGGTAGTAGTACCGCTTCCCTAAACTTATACACATCTTCACAAGATACTAAGAATAGTACTTTAGGAATTTACACTGCGAGTGTAGATACTAAGTTCAGTACAATCGGTACTCAAAGTGGAAGTTGGGATAACACTGCGTTAAACCAATTCACACAATCTCAAGATACTAAAAATAGTACTCTTGCTACCTATACTGGTAGTAATGATACTAAATGGAATACATTGGGTGGACAAACAGGTTCATATGTTACTTCAGGTATAACTGGAAGTTCTCTAATCACTGCATCGGTAAGTTTGAATACAATTACCTTTACAAAAGGAGATGCTAGTACATTTAATGTAACAGTTAATACTGGTAGTGCTGTAACAACTGATATAAGTTCTCTTAATTCATTTACACAATCACAAGAAACTAAAAACTCTACTCTTGCAACTTATACCGCATCAGTAGATACTAAGTTTAGTACCATTGGAACTCAAAGTGGAAGTTGGGATAATACTTCTTTAAATAGTTTTACTCAATCAGTAGATACTAAATTCGTTGCGGTTGGTAGTAGTACAAGTTCTTTAAATGCTTATACTCAATCTAACGATACTAAATGGAGTAATTTAGCTTCTCAAAGTGGAAGTTGGGTTACCTCAGCAATAACTGGTAGTTCCTTAATCACAGCTTCATTTAGTGGTAATACTCTAACCTTCACAAAAGGTGATACAACAACATTTGGAATTGTTATACCTGATGCAAGTGGTAGTGTAATACCAGCAGGAACTATCTCAGGTTCTACTCAAATTATAGAATTAGGATTTCAAACTACTGCCTCATTTAACGCATATACTCAAAGTAATGATAGTAAAGTTAATAACTTAATTAACTCAACCGGTTCTTACGCAATAAGTTCTTCAGTAGCAGCAGTAGATGCAGCTCAACAATTACAAATAAATAGTTTAATAGCTGCAACTGGTTCTTATATTACAGCATCGGTAGATATAACTTCATTAAATCAATTTACACAATCACAGGAAAGTAAAAATACTACTCTTGCTAGTGTAACAAGTTCTTTAAACTCAGCAACTGCTAGTTTATTCACATCAGCATCATTAGGTTTGACAACCGCTTCGTTTAGTGGTAACACTCTAACCTTTACAAAAGGTGATTCATCAACATTTGGTGTATTATTGCCTGATGTAAGTGGTAGTGATATAAGTGCATTAAATGCATTTACACAATCGCAAGATACTAAGAATACAGCAGTAGGATATAGTACATCTTCTCTAAATTCATTTACATCTTCACAAGAAAGTAAAAATAGTACATTAAGTACATACACTGCATCAGTAGATACTAAGTTCTCTACAATAGGAACACAAAGTGGAAGTTGGGAAAATATTCCTTTAACTTCTTTAAACGCATTTACTCAATCAGTAGATAGTAAATTCGTTGCAGTTGGTGAAAGTACCGCATCTTTAAATGCGTATACACAATCAAATGATACTAAGTGGAGTACATTAGGTGGACAGACAGGTTCATATGTAACCTCAGCAATCACAGGGAGTTCTCTAGTCACCGCTTCTTTTAGTGGTAACACACTTACGTTCACTAAAGGAGATAGTTCCACATTTGGAGTTATAATCCCCGACGTGAGTGGTAGTACAATCCCAACAGGAACAATCTCAGGTAGTTCTCAAATTACCGCATTAGGATTTGTCAGTTCATCAGTAACAGGAAGTTCATTAGTAACCGGTAGTGTTGCTGGAAACATTTTAACATTTACCAAAGGAGATGCAACTCAATTCAGTTTGACAGTAGCGACAGGTAGTGGCGGTGGAGGTTCAACTGATACAGGTAGTTTAATGGTAACGGGTAGTGTAAACGTCAATGTTTTAACCTTTACCAAAGGTGATGGTTCAACATTTGATTTGACAGTAGCAGCAAGTGGTAGTTCTCCAGCAGGAACAGTCAGTTCATCACAACAGATAATAGACTATAATATATTTGCTACAACGGGTAGTAATTACTTTGTAGGAGTTAATAACTTTTCAGGTTCAGCAGCTGTTAATTTAATAGGTTCTTCTAAAATGACTTTAGGTGGAACTACAATGCCATTTAATGAAACTGCGTTTTTTAGCATGGTAGCGGGTGATGGGACTAATCAAGGAGGAGCATTACAATTTCAAGTATCAAATGGAGGTGCAGGGTTTCTTTGTAATGATGCACCATCAGGAAGCACTCAAAGTGTGGGTAATACCGCAATCTCTTTTGAAAATAATACAAGAAGTGGTAGTATAAGTTTTACCAATAATGGTAATACAGGTAATATTACTTTTCAAAATAATACAGGTA